CACCAGCATCAGCAAAACTTAAAACACCTGAACCATCTGTTGTTAAAACTTGGTTTGCATCTCCATCATTATTTGGAAAAGTTAAAGTGTATGAAGCACCAGCAGAATGTGCTGGAGATTTTAATTTTATTCCATGTGAATTTTGAGAACAGTTTAATTGTAAAGTTCCATCAGTTGTTCCATCGCCTTTTATTTGTAATCCAGCAGCACTTGATGTTGATACAAAGTTTGTTTTAGCTTGTGTGACAGTAGCATCAGATGGTGTTCCTATGTCTAAAGTATTTCCAAGAACAATTACAAAGTCAATGACATCGCCTGTTGAAAGATTAGATGCAAAAGTTAAAGTTGAACCTGATACTGTAAATGAATCTGTTGGTGCTTGAAGAATACCATTAAGTGAAACTAAAAACTGATTGACATTTTCGTAATCTGTAAAAGCTGAACCCCCATTATTCATAGTATAACCAGCTTGACCATTAACTACACTAATAGCATCTAGTTTTACAAAGTTTCCTGTTATTGGTGTTTTACCTATATATGCCATATTATAATGCTTCTATTTCTGCATCAGTTAAACCTAATGCTTTTAATTTATTTTGTGCAGATATTTTGTCATTTGCTTTTTGTGTTTCTGCGTCTTTTAATTCTTGAATTTTTGCATCTACATCAGATTTACTTGGTAATGTTGCACCATCTTTAATTATAATAATATTTTCGTAAGTCATTCTTTGGTCGTTTGGAATTTTATTTCCATTATTATCTTCTTTTTTCCAACCATACCAATTAGGTGTATCAGTATTAAAAGTATGTAATGCTTCTTGTAAATAATCTTTATTCATTCTATGTATCTCCCAATCTAATAAAATTTGCTCCTGTTTGAGTATCAGTAGTGCTTCCATAAGCACCAGAAGAAGAATTAGCACCATTAAATCCAAATTTAGCTTTTACATTTGATGTATCTGTGACATCAACTAAAGCAAAACAATATTGTGCAGAAAGTTCTCCAGCTTGTAAATATCCTATGCTTTCAGCAACTTTATCATAAGACGAATTATCAGTTGTTATCCAAATTCTCCCTTTAACATATCCATTAATATGAGTATGATAAGACATTTGAAACTGCACTAAATAAATTCCTGTTGATGGAAAAGTAAAAACTCCTGATGATTCTGTCATAGCAGAGCCTAAACTACCAAAAGAAGCATCATCTATTCTCTCCCAACCTGAAGTAATAAATACATCACCATTACCATTATAACCAGTAGATATTCTCCAACCATCAGCTACTGTAATACCACCACCACCTACTAAACTAGCATCTATTCTTTTAAGAGTACCAGCATCACTAATTAAAAATTCATCTGTATCTGCTGGTGCAGTTGCTAATTCTGTTTCTGCTGAAATTATATCTTGTGCTAATTTTGAATTTGTAATTAGTCCATCTTCTAAATCAGAAGAACTTACAGGTTTGTTTGCTGGTGCTTGTCCTATGTAAGCCATTAATTACTCCTATGTTATTTCTAGGATTGATAATGTTGCGTCTATTTTAGCTGTAACTGAACAATCTATTTTTAATATATCAGTTGTCTGAAGAACAACTTTACCACCTGTTAAAAGTTCTAAAGATGACCCAGCTGGAATAGTGACATCTTTAATTAATAAAACTGTTTCGTTTGTTTCTGTATCTGAAGTGTCTGATACTAATTGAACATCAGCAGTTACAGCTGAAGTGTGAATATTACAAAGTGTTAATCCAATAACTACTGTTGTTGTAGATGATGGACAAGTGTAAAGAGTTAATGGAGTTCCAGCAGATGCAGGCATTGCTCCGTTTGTTTTTACTTTGAATGTATTTGCCATATATTATCCTAAAGCTATTGCTAGTGGTAAAGCATTTGGATCAGTTTCAGAAATTGTTCCTGTTACTGACATTGTACTCGTCACTGCGTTTGTTGATGTATTTATCTGAAATAGTTCTACATTATCAGAGCCATCATTTATTTTTACTTTAAGCACATTTGTTGTTGCGTTATCTACCCATATTGTTCCAGCAGTAACTGAAGCTGGAGCAGAACTACCAACATGAGAAGTATTGATTGCTGCTAATATGTTGTTAAGTTCCGTTCTAAATGAAGCGAATCCTTGGTTTGCTAATACTACATCTGAAACTTGTGCCATAACTTCTTATACTCCTTTAACTAGATGATTTCAACCCAAATCCTACTATCTGGTAATCAAATGTTTTTGATATTCCTGTATTACTACTATTATAAAACCTAATTGTAAAGGCAGTTTTTGATTTACTTGTTATTTGATAGTAGTCGCCTGTCGCTAATCCTTGTGCTGAAATTCCTATTGATGGTGTAGCATAAAAAGAATTAACAAATGTAATAGTTGTACCTGATGCACTAGCAACTACATCTTGACCAGCCTCTGTTCTTTTTTCCATATTTACTGTTGCTTGTAATGTATGAACTTTTGCTCTAACTTTATTATCATCACTCGTCATTTTACATCTAAATTTAAAAAATCTACCTTTAATTGTACTTTGTTGTGCAATTTTTTGAAACGAAGTAATGTTGTCTAAACTTGTATTGTCAACACCTACTTGTACTTCTGCACCACATTGTATTTCAGGACTTCCATCAAATGGTGCTTTTGCGTCCTCGAACAATGTTGCACCTCTACCAGAATCAAATAAATCATATTCATCTTCTGAACTCATTCCTATTACTGCACCTAAATTTGTATCGTAAATTGCGTCCAATGAAAGTGTATTATCAAAAGTATAAAAACCAGATGATTGAATGTTACCACCAAAGTTTGTAGGATTAGAAGTAGAATCTGTACCACCTAAATCAAACACTCCCTCTGCTGACTCTATGTTGCCAACAAGACTATCAACTTGTGTAATAGTATCTAATATAAGAACTTTTCTTCCAGCATTATCTTCTGACAATGCTACACTACTATCTCTTGTTCCATTAAAATTTGCCATTATTCACTCAAAGTTAAAACATTTGTAAAATTTTGCAATCCAGAAATATTAGTTGATACAATAGATGCACTTGCAGAACTATTTCCTAGTTTATCAACAGCCTTTATACAATAACTGCCTATTTGTGCATTCAATGTTACTGCATTTGATTTTCTTCTAACAACTTTTGCAATAGGTGTGCTTTCATTCCAAGTAGCACCACTTGTTACATTTTGAAATCTTATTTCATACCAAGAAATGTCCAAATCTTCCACAGGTGTCCAAGATAACTCCATTTGATTAGAGCCTACCATAGAAACAGACAAATCATCAACATCTGATGGTATTTCCGTAGCACCTATAATTTTTCTTGATGAAGATGTGTATGTAGAAGATACACCAAAGGAATTTATAGCTTTTACCCTAACGTTATATGTAGCATCGTCAATTACATTTAATAGTTCATGTCTTAATTGTTGTCCATTTGATATAATTTTAAAATCTGTTTCTGTACTTAATTTTGCCTCTACTTGATAGTATTGTACAAATGCGTCTGAACTTGCTCCAATAAGTATATTTAATCTAGTAAGAACAACACCATCTGCATATTCTATCATTTCATCTGTTAAGGTTACTGATGCTGGTGCTTGTATAGTAAAAGGATTAGGTAAATTAGTTGATGGTGTACTAGCTACTTGTGTTTTTGTTGCCCAAGTGTAATGACTTGCTTGGTATTCTATTAAACTTAATCCAACTGTAAAATCATCGTTAAATGTCATAGCTAAAACTCTAAATGTTTTACTGCTAAATCCTAGACTTGTTAAAGATATATTTACTAAATCTCCTACATGCAAATCATATGCTTCAAAACCTACATTTAAATTTAATCCTAGTGCCTCTCTTGATCTTCTTAAAATAATTTCTGCCATTTCTGATGCTTGATAAGGACTTGTAATTGTTCTAAAATCAAATCTTCCCTCAAGTAAAAAGCCACCATCTGCAGTTTTCATTGTTGAGTGTTGATCTGCACTAGCTAATCCAGAGTCATCTATTGGTGGAAATTGTATTTCATCTACTTGAAAGTTACGATCTGGGTTAACAAAAGAAACTAACACACGATTATACTTTGAGTTTTTTGATGGTGAGGCTAAAGCATATCCACCTATAATATCATCTTCGTCTAACGACAAACTAGCACTTCCTGTTGTTTCTATATTTAATCTATACTGACCTTGTACAAATGGTAAATATCCTCTCATACCTTTTACAATTTCTCTAACATTATCAATTACTTTTTTTGATGTATCAATTACTGCATTACAATCAAATATATTTATATCACTTGCACCAGAGTATGGAGTTACTTGTGTTACTGCAATTTGTGAGGCATCATAAAAACTTTGTAAATTTATTTCCGATGTCGCTAAACCTTTACCATATCTTTCATTTCTTAAATAATCTAATAAACAAAATGCTGGATTAGTTGAAAAAGATGCAGTCTGTTCTGACAGATTAGATGCTAGTGTTACAACTTTTTTACCTTTAATTTTAGCTTGTACTGTTGGTATTCCACCAAACACATCTGGATTCCATTTAAATCTTAATGCTAAATAACAAATACCTGATAACTTATGATTACTACCCCAGTCAGATAATGTTGACAAAAGTGTTGATGCAGATTGACCATCAGTTCCAAAGTGTGGCTCGATAATTATTGTGCTTTCTGCAGAAGAGCCTGATACGTTTGGATCAGCTTTAAAAAAATTACTATCACTACTTGCTACATTTCTTTGTGTACCATCTGTTAACGCACCATCAAATGTAACTACTTTATCGTCAACTCTTATTTCCTCGATAGAGTTTATTTCGCCCTCGCATAATACTAAAGCAACATATAAATAAATGTTGTCAGTTCCACTTGTAGAAATAAATACTCTAGTGCCACCTAATAATCTTTCGCCATACACTACTGGAATACTAGCATTATTTGATTGTTTGTTTACTAATATACCTTTTTCTGTTTCATCGAAGTCATTACCACCATAATCTGGCAAATCAGGTTTTCTTGATCGCATAAACAACCAACCAACTGCAAATATACCTAAAGCAACCCAAGGATTAATATTTGATAAAAACTTAAATACTCTTACTGGTTTTAATACTTTAGTAACTGCCTTAAATGCTCTTTTAAATGCTTTGTGTACCATTATTTTCTACCCCATTTAATATCAAGTACTGTTTGTGAACTAAAGTTCATACCTACATCTGTACTAAAAAATCTTTGTTGTGAATTATTATTTGTTAATCTACCTGATCTTTTTTCAAAATCTGCCCAATGTGAAACAACTGTTAAAGATAACACTGATTCGTTTTCTGACTCACTAATTGCATAAGTGTCAATAGTTCCTTTATATAATAAAAAAGGATCAGCTATAATTTGATTTGTATTACCTAAAAAACCTCTGTAAATTTCTACTGCATCATTAACTATGTTTTCATTTAATGCAGTTGATATAAAAGTTAAATCTGCACCTGATAAATCTATATTTAAACTTGATTTTGATAAATCTGTTTCTTCTGTAAAAGATGGATTAGAAACTAAAAATGGCGATGCAGTATAAGTTTTACTAGAGCCTGATATTGACGATGTTAAATTAAAACTATTATCTGTTAAGTTAACTGGTGTTGAAAATCCAATAGTTAACAAATGAAAAGGTACTATTTCATTCGTTGCTAGATGGTTTTTTACTGCTGTTGTTAAGGCTCTCGTCATAAATTTCGTATGTTGTTCTTATTGTTTTTTCAGTACCTTTTAACATAACAAAACTAAAAGTTCCATCAGGAATACTGTTCGCTTTTAAATCATTTTTAATAGTGTCTATTTGACTTTCATCAACTACTTTTTCTGCAAAAAAATCAGCAGTAACATAGTGCCTTATAAGATATTTTGCCATTAAAGTGCTTCTTCGACATCAAATTCGTATTGATATAGCACATCCCCATCTTTTGTAGTTCCTACTGCTCCAAACTCTTGAACATCATTTTCTAAATGAACTGTAAATGAAACATTATTATAAGTTACAACACTATTGTCTGTTAAGTCTGCTTGTAATGGTGGCTCGATTGTAACTGTTGCAGAGTTTGATGAACTTGTAACATCTTCAACAATCATATATACTTTAGTATGGGAGGCAAACCTAATTAAGTCTCCTGCTTTAAATCTGCCTGACCCATCCCCACCAAAGCCGTCCATTGCTATTGTGGTATCTCCAGCTGAATGAGATCCGTTAATTAGTACTGTTCCTGTTTCGCTACCTTTTGTGCTACTTAAATCTGGTGGTATAATTGTAAAGTGTTCCTTACCTGATCTTTGTTTAACAATAAAAGCCATAAGGCTACCATAAATATCACTTCGTTTTCCAATTATTACTCTTGCAGTAAATCCGAATCTTTGGTTATCAACTACTCTTGATAGGTGTTTACCATTAATAGATTTAGATGATATAGTATTTTGTTTTGATTGAAATCCCATTGTTTCAAATTTTGCAGTTGATATTGGAAATGCACCACTCATTATACTAACTCACTTCTTCCTTTTTCTGTCAAGGCATTGTTTATTATTGCAGTTATTGTACCTCTGTTTTCTTGTAATGCATCATCAAATCCTCTTGTGTCCATAGCAGTAATATTAAAATTAACATTTACACTGCCACCACCTGTGCCTCTAGCTGATTGTTGTATTTGTCCTGACGAGTTTGGAACAAATAATTCTGCACCTCTCTCACCAACTACAATTGGTTTGCCTTTTGATACTGCACCACCTTTAGCCATTCCTGTAAATCCTAACAAAGCCATAGGGTTTCCTGACATTGCCATCATTGCCATTTGTATTTTTAATTGTTTTTTCTTTTCTGTTGTTATTTCATTTTCATTTTTTACTTCTTCTTCTTTTAATGCTTTTCTAATTGTTTCTTGAATAACTAATTGGATTGTAAAAGCTACAATATCTACTAATAATCTTTGTGCTATTTCTTTAAATGTCATATTTAAATCTTTACCAAGTACTAATGCTTCTGCTAATCCTCTTGAAAATGCCTTTAATCCACTTTTAGCCATCTTGCCAATTGTTGCGTTTATAGACTCAAAGTCTTTTTTAAATGCTTCTAAAATGTTGTCTTTTATTTTTTGTAAATTTATTCCAGCTTCTTCTGTTTCTTTTGTAAAATTAGTTGCACTTTTCATTAACTCGTCCATAGATTTTTTTGACAAAATAATGTTTTCATCTATTTTAGCAATAAACTCATTTGCTTTTTTAAACATTCCACCCATAGACTCTTGGTCTTGTGCACCAAAAATTTTATTTGTGATTTCATCTAAATCTATTCCCATTTTTTTAAGTAATGCTAAAATACCAACAACTGCTATCTTACCACCTCTACCAAGCATCAAGAAACCTATGATACCCATTTCTCTAATACCTGGAGGAAGTGCTTTAACAACCTCTATAAGTCCAGCAAGACCATTATTAATAACTCTAAACAAAGGTGCTACAATATCCATAAGTCCAGCCATACCTAAAATAAATTGTTTTATAAAGTTAACCATTCCTTGACCAACTGCAGTAGAAAAATTACTTAATGCTTTTGAGTTTTCCTCAATCATTCTATTAATGACAACTAGTGCATTTTTAACAAAATCAAAAAACCCAGCTTCGTTTGTTTCTAGTTTAAATTTAAATAGTTTATCGCCAAGCATTGACAGTGTTCCTGTAAATGTTGTTGCTAAAACTTCTGTTGCTTTTGAGAATCTACCATTCTCTCCAAACAGTTCTTCAAATCTTGCTATTGTTTCTTCTGTTGTAACATTTACACCAGCTTTAAATCCAAGTAATGCTCTAACACCTCTTTCTCTAAAAAGGTCTGCTGCTCCGATACCTGATGAGAATGATCTTTGTATTTGCTCTGCAGTAGTTCTAAAGTCTAATCCTGTAACTGCTGCGACATTACCTGTAATTTTTAAAACCTTTTGTAGTTCTTCTGCGTTATCAGTAACAACTGCCAAGTTACCTGATGCAGATGCAATTTCTTCAAGTGAGAAAGGAACTTTACCAGCAAAGTCAATTAAACCTTTAAATGCTTTTTGACCCTCTGCTACATTACCAAATAAAAAGTTAAATCTAATTCCTAGTTCTTCTACTTCTCTACCAACATTTACAAATGATCTAACAACAAGACCACCACCAATACCTATCAATGCTGATTGTACAGAAAATATAGATGCTCTTAAATTAGAAAGTCCAGCACGAATACCGTTAAAGGCTTGTCTTGTTTTATCTCGTGCTAAAATGTTTAATACTAAATTTTGTGCCATTATCTATGCCTTGCTTTATTCATAGCTATTGTATGTTCTTCTTGTTCTAATAAAAGATAGCCTAACCAATAGTTATACTCCCATTCTTCCATTTGTAAAACTTCTTTTAGGGATATTTTTAACCTATCAGCTACAATAAAACAATTCTTTAATTGAGGATCAGATTTTAGTTTTTTTTTACTTCTTCAGGATTGATAGCTTTTACCATTTCTGTGGCTATCCTAGACAATACATCAGAATCAACTTTATGCATTAATGCTAATTTATCTTCTAATGTAAATAGTTTATTGCCATCTTTGTCGATAGCTTTCATAACTAATATGTCAGCAAGAATACTTACATCATTCAAGTTATCTGATTTTTTAAATAGTTTGTTCTTTTCAGATAAGGTTATAGGATTCCAATATACTACACTTGGATTACCAGCTTCATCTTTCCATTCCTCAATCTCCATGTGCTGAACACCTAAAGACTCAAAATGAGATTTTGCAGATTCTATTAACTTCATAAAGTCTTATTAGACAGTACCTCTAGTTAATGCTCCTGTACCTTGAAATGTAACTGATCTAGTAATTACTGCGTCCATACCATTAGTAACTGACATTCCTGTAACAATCCCTGTTCCTGTAAAACTTTCATCGCCAGAAGTATCACCCTCTGGTAATAAGATAAAAGCAATAGAACTTCCAACTGTTAAAGTTTGTTGTGGGGAATCAGTTTCATCGTAGTTCATATCTAATGAGCCACTAAATGAAGTTCTTCCAGCTACAAATGATTTTGTTGCATCAGATAATTCTGTATCCTCTACAACATCTGCAGTAGTTTCAATAGTAAAACCAGATAGTTCTCCTATCGCAGTTCCACCAGCTTTAACTACACCTTCTTTTCCGTGATGTGTTGCCATTTTTTAGTTTCCTTATTATTTGTTTTTACTTGTTTGTCTTGTTCTTGCTTATAGCCAAGTTCTAAAAAATTATCAAGTTGTGTTTCATTGATAATTACTTCATGACCATCTTTGTATAATTTAATATCTTTTGCCATAAGTCCTTTTACTATTATTAATCTTCTTCGTCAATATCTTCGTCATCTTCCCATTGATCTTCATCATCTTCTACAACATTATCATCGTCATAATCTCTATGATTTTCAACAAGTTCACGAATGCCTTGTGTTAGTTCTTCTATTTTATCTAATTTTTTCTCAATCTTATCTAAATTTTTATCAGCCATTTTAACTCCTATGGTGTTGCACTATCATGTTCATAAATCACTCTGACTACCATACTGATAGCACCATATGGAAAGAGTGTACCAGCATCAGTTTCTAAACTTATTACTTCTGTATCTAATGCTTTGTTGTTTCTTGTTATATCAGTTTCAAGAGCAGTTTCAATGGCACTTGCTAAATTATTTCTTGCAGTATCTATGTTGCTTTCACTACCTTTTACATAGCCTGTGATTAAAAACTCTAAATTATTTATTCTTGATTTTGCACCACTACCTAGTTCTGAATCTTCTTTTGTTTCTTCTTGTGTTTGTATTAACACTGCTGGATATTGAGATTCTGCTAGTTCTTCTAATGGAAATGGTTGTCTTGTAGTTTTTCTAACTGCAGGACTTGTTATGTTTGAAATTGTAGTAGCAATGTTGCTAGCAATGTCCTCTCTTTTACTCATATCTTTAACCTTTTGATTTCTTTTTTCATAAACTGTTCAAATGTTCTTCTTATCAACTTTTCTGTTTTAAAGTTATATGCAAAAAACTTTCTTTCAGGTAGTTTACCTAATCCTTTTTGATGAAACAATGCTTTTTTTGCTTGTGTTTGACTTCTAAAAAATACTTGTACTTTGTTTTTACTTTTTAATTTACTATCAATAGACTGTAACATTCTATTAGTGTCTTGTAGATTAACTGTTGTTTTACCTTTTTCTTCTGCATAAGACGGACTGTAAGGAGTAAACTTTCTTTTATTAAAATCTAAACCTCTATCTGTTCTATCAATAATAATTTCTTTTAATTGTACACCAGCTTGTTCTAAACCTTTTGTTACAATGTTTGGAAATCTTTTAAAGAATTTATTAAATCTTTTTTTTACTAATGGTAAATTAGATGTTACTTTTGCAGAAAGCATTATCTTGTTAATCTGCCACTTCCATGCAATGGCTCTCTTTCGTTAACAGAAATAGTAGCATTAGAATCACTATCATACTCTACACCATCTTCTAAAATAGACTGAAACTCATTATTAAATTCACTTCTGTAAAACTCTATCATTCTTTCAAATCTATCTTTATCTGCCTCTGGTCTAAACTTTGTTAATGCTGGTAGATAAAATCTATGTAAAAATAAATAAACTCCTGCTCTTTCAAACTGATCTAAATTTACTTTGGTGTTAACCATTTCAGCAGTATTTAAAACTGTTATATCTGTATAAACATTTTGTTTGTAAACTGTCCACCAACGAATACGCAATTCTCTAAAAATATCATTAGTAGTTTGTGCTAAAAAGTTAACTGTTTCTGTTGCAGTTGTAGATATTCCAAAGTCAAAAGCATCTGGTTGATACTTTAAAACATCAGCAGTAGTAATAACATCTGCACCTGTGTAATTAGCCATTATCTAATACCCATTATCCAATTAAGTATTTTCTTAATCTTTTTTTTTAGTTTTTTTAACATTTTTCTTCTTCTTTGGTTTTAGTTGTACTACTTTGTCAGTAGCTTTTTTAACTTCTGTACTTTCTTGACCAACAGGAGCAAATCCTCTTGCTTTAAAATGTAGTGGATTAGCATCATACTGCTCTTTTGATCTTGTTATAGTCTTTTTACCATTTGTTAATTTTATATCCATAATTCCTCCTTAATGTCTATGGGGTATTGCTACCCCATAAACTAATATCCATTATTGGATTGATGAATCAGCTATTAGTTCGATACCGTAAGCATCTTGTAATTCGCCAACTCCGTAAACTGCAGTTGCTACAATTTCATCTGCTCTTAAACTCGCATCTCTTTGAGTTTCGATTTTTAGGTCTTGCATCATTGCTAAACCTAGTGCATCTCTATGGAATACACCATTTTTGTAGTCACCAGTTGTACCTGTGTTAGAAAGATTTGATGTTTCAAAAATTGGAACACCAGCAACTCTACCAACAAAGCCATTTCTTAATGCCTCATTTGCTAAATCATTTGCATTTGCGTTTGCAAAAGTATTAGTTAAATTTGCTTTAAGATCGTAAGCTATCATTGGATGTAAAACACAAGATACATCAGTCATTGGAACTGCACTGTTTCTTAAGTTTGCTACTGACTCGAATAATTTTGCAACTGTAAGTGCTGCATCTGCTGCACCAACTGCTGTTGAAAAACCATCGAACAATGCAATAAGATCAGTGTCAATTTTTTTAGCAATAGCCTCTCCGAATAATCTACCTATGTCAGCTGATACATTTCTAGGTGATGCGTTTCTACCTAAATCTGTAAGAGTTGTCATGATACCATTTTCAGATGCAGTTATTGTAACTGATGTTGGGTTGATTGCTGTGTTAGATAAATCAGTTGCTTCATTTACTGCTGCTGCCGAAACTGCAGAGTAAATTGGAACTTCAACTGACTTTCCACCACCAGCGATAGCATAGTTCTTAACAAGAGGTCTCATTATTGATCTCTCACTAGCTGTGAACAATGCTTCTGCAACAATCTCAGTATAAAGTTCCGAGAGTGTTGACGATGTTGTTTCGTTTGCCATTTTTATGTCCTATATTTATTTGTTTAAGTTATTATTAATTTGAACAGGAGCCATATCTCGTTTTTTACGATACTCTGCGTATTTTAAACGATCTTCTGGTTTACTCATGTCCAAGTCCTGAATATTAAAAGGTTTTACAGTTTTACCCTCGATACTACTCTGGCTCCCTACACCAGCTTTAGACCCTTGCGAGAAATGTGGGTTAGCATCTAAAAACTCTTTGACTGATTCCTCAATCGTAAGTAGTTCCCCTTTGTCGTTATACCTAATATTATTATGTTTATCAAGTACCTCAATACGATTATCATCAGAAAGTTTTATATTGCTTTTCATCAACTCTACGATCTGTTGTGGGTTAACTGCGTTCATTCTTGAAGCTACTGCCATTACAGAATTATCAACTTTTTCTTTTTTCATCATATTTTTGTAATTAAGAATTTCTTGATCTTTTTCTTGTATTCTTTGTTTCATCAAGTTTTCTATATCAGCTTTTGTTTTTGCTTCTTGTATTTGCTTTTCTTTTAGAAGTTCTTCGTCTTTCTTCTTTTGTTCATCAAGCACTCTTTGATTCTTGGCTTTTTCTTGCTCAAGTCTTGCTTTGATCATGTTATCTATTTGTGCCTGATTGTATGTTTTTTCTTCTGCTTTTTCTACAACAGGTGTTTCTGTTTTTTCTGTTTCAGTATTTTCTACTGCTTTTTGTTCTTCTGACATTTTATCTCCTTATATTTTAAGTTTGCCATCTGTGTCATACCAATCTGGATTAACAAATGACCATTGATGCCGACAATTATAACCACCACGAACAATTAAAGGATTACCAGATTTCTTACCTGACCAACCTCTACTTCTCCATAGCTTGTTGACTTCATCAATTGTGAATAGTCCACCATTTCTTTTATCATATGATCCTGATCTTACAAGCCTACAAAAATCTCTAGTTGTAGGTATATTTGAGCCTTGATATTTAACAAAAGTAAGACCAGCATCTTTAGACTTTGCAAGGTTTAGTTGTGCATCAAACTCTCGTAATGAGTCGTTTAATATTTGACCAGCATATCTTTTCATGTTTTCCCCAGCCCTATCTCTTGCAAATTTTGATTGTAAAGTCTGTATGTTTTTATCTAATCTTGCTCTTACAACTTTACCTTGTGCAGTTCTTTTGTCTAATCTTCTTATTTTAACTTCGTCTTTTTTAATATCTTTTACTAATGAGTTAATTTTCTTGTCATCAGAACTAGCATAAATACCATTTATTGTTTGTCTTAATTCTCTTTCTAACTCTGTAAACTCTACACTTGTCAATGTAGCTTGATATATCTTTTCAGTAATTCTTCTTGTCATTGTATTTGATACATCTTTGAATTGTGTAAATGATTGTCTTTTTAAATTTGTTATAAGTGTTAAGTCTGCATTTGTTAATTGTTGAAACTCAACAGGGATATTACCTATTCTCTTAAATGCCTTTTCTATTCTTTTTGCTTGTTTTGTAAAACCCTCTCTTACAACTGTATCTGACCATGCTAAATATTCCTTTTCTAGAATCGCTCTAATCTTTGGTTGCATAGATACTGCAATTTTAAGATCATACAATCTATCTAAATCATCTGTTGGTAATGTTCTTCCAGCAAGACTTGTAATCTCTCGTTCTATTTTATCTAATGTTTTTATTAATGATTCGTAGTATTTTGCTTCAGCAATTTCTATTTGCCTAATTCTGTATTCTGTAAAGTCTTGTACAATATCTGACATTCATTAAACTTCTTCTTCTTCTACTTCTTGATCTTGTTGTACAGGCTCGTCTTGAGTAAACTGACCTACTTCTGCATTAGAATCTATTTCATCAAATATTTCTGATAGTTTTTCATCATCATCTACAACTGCTCTTGCTATCTCTTTATCAATTTCTTTGTTTAAAGTATTTGACGGTACATTAACTGCTTTTGCTTGTTGATAGAAAACTAAATCAGTTGCGTAATCTCTAATGTTAAATGAATCTGGGTAATTTATTTCGCCATCAAATGTTGTGTTTTGATATTCTGCATAACATTTAAAAATTTGTTCTTCTGCTAATTGTAAATTATCTGCCTTTTCTGATAGCCTTGCATTTAATAACTCAAACTCTGTTTGTAATGCAATACCAGACTGCACTTGTGTTTTTGTAGTTCTTACTGCTCCTGTGTGTGCAATTCTATTAATTGAATCTACTTTTTTTGTAATAGAATCCATAATTGCTACAAGGTTTTGCCCTGATGGTTGTAATAAGTATGGTTTAAGATTTGGCTCCATTTCGTCAGGCATTTCAATAACTGCACCAGCACCAGCACTTGCATTAACACCATTTGTTTTAACTAATGATGGGTGGTTAGTTAATCTTATTAGTTGTTCTATTTCTGAAAACTCGTTGTAAATTGCTTTTTGCATATCTGCAATATCTGTTAAGTCAGACTGACCAATTCCCCTCTTGTGTGATTTAGAATTGTATAAAATAACTGCTGGTATTTTGCCAATCTGATTCTCGGCAGTATCTATTAATGTTGGCTCTGTTCCGTGTTCTTCAACATAAATAGTATCAACTCTATCAGGATACCATAGTCGCATATATGAGCCACCACTTTTATCTACTTCTTCTCTGATCTTTAAGTAGTTTAATATGTACTTACCATTAAGTTGTCTTTCAAAGTTCCAATCAAAAATATTCTCTGGAGTTACGATTGAAAGATAAGGTCTTATTTCTTGGTTTAGTTCTTCTGCTTTTGTTGTTGTTTGTATATTTGGTTTATCTAATATCATCATGCAGTGTCCATAGATAGACGCATAATTTTGTGCTTGTTTAATTACAGATGTAAAACTATTACCCTCTAGGTCTGCATCTTTTAAGAACGATTCTAAACTAGCCTCGTCTTGCATACCACCAAAATCTCTACTTGCTTTGACTCTAAATAAAAATGATGAATAAATTTGTATGATGTTTTTGCAATGGTTATCACAAGGAGTGTTTGCTAATCTTTGATTAAATTCGTTATCAAGTTCTAAATTATATCTGTTAAGATATTGACCAATCATATAGTCATATCCACCATTGTAAGAACGAATATAGTATTCCCAATTTTTTATATTTTCTTCAAAGTCTTTATGTAAATCTAATGCTTGTTCTCTAGAGTATGCCATACTATTTTTGTTTAATGTTCCATCTTTGAGGTCTAAAGTTACGAGGAGTTGTTGTTAAAGGTTTTACAATTTCTGTTAAATAACCAATAGCATCATTCATATGATCGTAGCCTTCTTCCTTGTCAGGAATATTTGTGTTTTCCTTGTATATCTGTCTTTGTAACCCTTTTATCATAATTTTGCAAGATGGCGAGATAAAAATATACCTCTTACCATCAGCTGACTTTAATCTTGAATTGACTGCGTTAACTCTATCTCTTATTGGACTATGTTTTAATTTGCACTTAACACTAAATCCAGCATTCTGCAAAATTGTTAAATCAGTTCTTCCACCAGCAGATGTTTTTCTTTGACGACAAGCTGGATCAGGATAAACAAATATTCTAGTTTTTGTTCCGTACCTATCTCTAATTTCTTGTACCATTTCATCAGTATTACTTGAATAAATTACTATCTCATCAATAAAATGTATTTTATCTCTATCAATTTGTGCAACACAGGCACTCATAGGGTCAACGTTAAAGTCTAATCCTATGTGTAAAGGTTTTTGCCAGTCAATCTTTTTTTCTAATACATTATCAACAGCATGAAAGTTGTAATAGACAGCACCAGCATAGTTCTCAAATGTACCCTCAAATTCTTGTCTAAATGTTCTAATATCAACATCTTGTTTAGCTTGTTCTATTTCTTCTGCTGGTACCATACCACCCTGTAAAGTAGTAAACTGAAAACTATCCCACTGTGATTCTCGTTTGCCTTTTTCATACATTCTGTATGACCAATTACCAAAGCCTTTAGGCGACCCACACATTAAAACATCGCCCTGTGTATCTGCAACAGATGCCCTCAATACTTCTGTCCAAGCCTTTTCATCAATGTCTGCAAACTCATCAAGTATTAGAAAGTCAATTCCTACTCCACGCAAGGAGTCGTAGTTCTCACAACCTTTTAACGATATGATGCTACCAGAGTTTCTTATCTTAATTGATAGGTTTGTTTCGTTAATAGTTTCAATCCAATTAAAATCAGATAGCATTTGTTTTAGCTTTAGCCATACAATTTCTCTAGCCATCTTAAATGTAGGTGCAACATACCATATGTTCTTTTTAACTTTTGTTGCGTATTTCATCATTTCAGTAATACACAAATAGGTTTTACCAAATCGCCTACCTGATACTAAAACTCTAAATCTCTTATCTGATGAACTTACTTGATATTGTGGTTTTGTTAGATTGATTTTCATTGCAACCAAATTTTATATAGATATTAAATTTATTAACATCTTCTCGCCCTAGTTCAAGGATTTTATCATAAGCCTTTGTATATCCATCAAGCATACAACTATAACCATCTTCATATTTTGTATCAAATGTATGTGGTGGCATACATGAAGTTTTACCTTCAATAAATGCACACATAATCATAGTTAACACATACTCCATTTATTTTTTCTTTCTGTAATACTTTCGATGTGTCTGGACTCGCCATGACCAATGAAATATATTTCTGGCAATTTTGCCTATTTTCTCTACAAACCAATCTATCATTTTTAATACTCATAATTATGGATATAACAACATATCCTTTGCGTCCTTTTTTAAATCTTCTATTTGTTTAGCAAGTTTAATATTATCTTCTTTGACTTCTTTTATTATAACATCTTTTGAAGTTAACTCTATTTCTTTTAAATTAATTATTGCTTTTAATGTATCTACTTCTTTTTCTAAAATTTTAATTCTAACTTCTAAATCGTTCTCACCTTTATTTTTAACTTCGTTCTCAAATGTCTTATCTTCTGCTAATACTTTTATAACATCTACTTTGTTCATTCTAATATAAGTTTTTTGATTGATTTACTTCCATCAATGTTATCTTCTAATTCTGCTTTAGATTTAATACATTGATACTCAACATTGTCATCTATCTTTCTACTTGCTATTCTTTTACCTTTTAAGC